TTGCGGAGTCTCTCAATACGCTCAAAGAGACCTGGTATAAATACAAGTCTGAGTTTGCCAGATATGACGATTTCATCGTGGAAAACAACGATGAAACCGTAGAAAATGGCGAGGATCCGGCTGAATCGGCCAAGGCAGTTACCAATGCGCGCAGCTACCTGAGCAAGATGGTCAAGGATGACAAGCTGCTCAACATGAAGAAAGCTTCTCTCGGAGAGAATGCTGGAGAAAAGACTATCAATGCTTATCATAGCAGCTTGCAGAACACGCAGGATCGTGTGCAGCTGCTGCTCGATAAGGGTGAGGTCATCGGCGATGATTTACGAGCGAAGCTTGCCGAAGCCGGTGTCGTCTTCCCGGAGGACGAACCGTCAGAGACGGTTGATCCTTCGGAAAATGCCGGTTCCACCGATGATAACGATATAAAAGATGAGCAGGGGCAGGAGGGGTGATGAGA